GACTACGTGATGGGTGCTTACAAAGCACTGGGTCCACAAAAGGGCGCATTGATTCAAGGCGTCTTGACTGGTCTGGGTTACCAGAACATCAACGATGTGAAGCCCGAGCACTATGCTGCACTGCACAATGGCGTTGAAGCCCTGAAAGGTTGATCATGTACGCAAATGCAATCATGGGCGCAGAGCAAAAAATTGCGCGTGAAGTTGATTACAACCCCACTGTTGGTGAAAACCTAGATCGCCGCATTGCACACCTTGAGCACGAATTGGCGCAAGCCAAGGCAAGCCGTGAATCTCTTGGTCCTTTGCTTAACATGAGAATCCACGATCTTCGTCGTGCGATGGACTTCTGACATGAGCAACATTCTGTCCATCGTTGTAGCAGCGTGGGTCGGTCTTGCTTGGCTTACTCATGCAGTTGTTTGCATGAACACTTCCAAATGGTTTCTTCTTTTGGCCAGTGCCATCTTTTTCCCAATCGGTTGCGTTCACGGGACTGGTTTGTGGTTTGGAGTATTTGAATGAGCACCCACGCCAAGCTGTCCCCATCGAAGCGCAGCCGATGGGCCTTGTGCCCCGGCAGCATTCGAGAGGAGGCCAAGTACCCCGAGCAAGACAGCGGTCCTGCTGCTGCCGATGGCACCCACTCGCACACGCTGCTTGAGCACTGCATCAAGAACGGCTTGTCGGACCCAATGGATCAGGTGGGGGAAACCTTCACCGATCACGAGGGCACGTTTGTTGTTGACGCCGACCGTGCTGCACGGGTCAAGTCGGCTATTGAATACATCCGTGAGCGTTCAGTAAACGGTTTGTTCCCAGTCATCTCCGAACAAAGGGTAAACCCTAAGTTTTTGCTGGGTCGTGACGACTTGTCGGGCACTGTGGACTGCCAGATCATCGGCCCTGACTCGATCGAGTTGATCGACTACAAGGACGGCATGGGCATCGTCACAGCCGAAGGTAATTTGCAGCTTGAGCAATATGCCTACGGTGTTTTGGCTGAGTTGAAGCTGCCTGTCAACGGCGATTACTTGATCAAGACGATCCGCATGACAATCATTCAGCCCAAGCTGGCGCTGAAAGGTATGAAGCCGATCACTTCACACGAGGTTTCTGTGCGATCTTTGCTCGACAACATGGGTACAATCATTGTGCAAGCCGCTGCCACTGACAAACCAGACGCGCCGCTTGTGCCGGGTGAAAGTCAATGTAAATTCTGCCGCGCAAAAGGCTCATGCAACGCGCTGGCAAGTAATGTAATGAAGGAGGTCGGAATCATGTTCCAGCCTGTTGTAACTCAAACACTTGATGTCGCGCAGCAATCTGCCGATAAAGACCCATCCACGATGGACGATGCCCAGATCGCTCAGATCATGGAAGCTGCCCCCTTGATGCGCCAACTCCTTGAAGGTGTGGAGAAGGAAGCTCTGCGCCGTCTGGAGATGGGTCAAGTCATTCCAGGCTTGAAGCTGGTCAATGGTCGCGGCTCTCGTGCATGGGCATTGCCCGAAGACGAGATGGCCGAGAAGCTGGTCAAGATGGGCATCCCCAAGTCCGCTGTCTTTGAGACCAAACTCGTCACACCCGCCAAGGCTGAAAAGCTGACGTGGGAAAAGAAAGACGGCACAAAGGTTGCACTGACTGATCGTCAACTCAAGCGCATGGAGCAAGAGTATGTGGTCAAGCTGGCTGGCAAGTTGACCGTAGCCCCCGAATCTGATGGCCGTCCGGCTGTCATCACCAATGCTGCGCCGCTGTTCAGCGCAGTGGAAGCACCCGCTTCCGAAACCCTGCCCTCGTGGCTTTCTTAAACTGGAGTAAATGTAATGTCTGAAATCATCTTTTTGTCGAACGTCCGTCTGTCCTTTCCCCATCTCGCTGAACCACAGCGTCAGATCAACGAGCAGACTGGCAAGGAACGCATCTCGTTCAATTGCGAGTTCATTATGCCGCAGGACCACCCCGGCTTTCAGCAGTTCATGGCCCGCTACGGTGCCTTGGCACTGGAGAAGTGGAAGGAACACGCCCAAGCTGTCATGGGCATGATCCAGCAAGATCGCAAAACTCGCTGCTTTGGTCGTGGCGAGGAGAAGGTCAACAAGAAGACCTTCCAACCCTACGATGGTTATGCAGGCCATGTGTTCATCACAGCAGGCCGTGACACCGCACCGCAGGTCATCCAAGCCGATGGTCAACCCATCGACCCAGCCAACACGATGGCGTATCAGCAACTGGCCCGCAAGATGTATGGCGGTTGCCGTGTGAATGCTGCCATCAAGCCTTGGCCTCAAGACAACAAACATGGCCGTGGCATCCGCTGCGACCTGATCGCTGTCCAGTTTGCTGGTGACGATACCCCATTCGGTGAAGGAGCCGTTGATGCGTCTGGGATGTTTGGTGCGGTGGCGACTGCTCCTGCTGGCATGTTTGGCGCTGCGCCTCAAGGTGCGCCTGCGATGCCTACTGCGCCGTTTGGTGCACCTGCTGGCTTGCCTTCGTTCTTCGGCCAGTAATTGAATTGGGGCCACTGCCTCTGGGGGTTCCCGGAGGACCGGACAGTGGCCCCACCTACCCGGTAACCGTAATGAGTAACGACTATGTGTTCGACATCGAAACCTTCCCCAACGTCTTTACGTTGGCGGTGGAACACGCAGACGCACCCCTTCAGTGGATGTTTGAGATCAGCGATCACCGCAACGACTCGCGTGAGATCGTCGCGTTCCTTCAGTACCTGAAAGACACCGATGCCCGCATGATCGGGTTCAACAACCTTGGCTTTGACTACCCCGTGCTGCACACCCTCGTGCGCATGGGCCACAGTGATGCCAACACGCTGTACCAAAAGGCGATGGCGATCATCAACTCGCAGGATGAAGACGGCAGCAGGTGGGCACACCTTGTCAAGACCTCTGACCAGTTTGTCACGCAGATCGACCTGTTCAAGATCCACCACTTTGACAACCGTGCCCGGTCCACCAGCCTCAAGGTGCTGGAGTTTAACATGCGCAGCGACACGATTGAAGACCTGCCGTTCCCCGTGGGCACCACGCTGAACCGCACACAGATCGAAGTGCTCAAAGAGTACAACAAGCACGATGTGGCTCAGACCAAGGCGTTCTATCACCATACGCTTGACATGATCCACTTTCGTGAAGAACTGACACGCAAGTATGCCCGGGACTTCATGAACCACAACGACACCAAAATCGGCAAAGACTACTTCACTATGAAGCTGGAAGAAGCCGGTGTCGCCTGCTACGACTTTGGCCCAAAGGGTCGCACACCTCGGCAGACCAAGCGCCCAGTGATTGCGCTCAAGGACGCCATCTTGCCGTGGATCAACTTCGAGCATCCTGAATTTAACCGGGTGATGAACTGGCTTAAGGCCCAGACCATCACCGAAACCAAGGGGGTCTTCACGGACCTCACAGCAACAATCAATGGTTTTACTTTTGTCTTCGGCCTTGGAGGAATCCACGGCTCCATCGAGTCAGAGGTCATCGAGTCTGACGGTGAATACGTCATCGTGGACTTGGATGTCACTTCATACTATCCAAACTTGGCAATCACGAATGGGTTTCACCCGGCCCATCTCGGAAAAGAGTTTGTCAGCATCTACAAGCACCTGTTCGAGCAGCGCAAGTCGTACCCAAAGAAGTCAGCAGAAAGCGCAATGCTGAAGCTGGCGCTGAACGGCGTCTACGGTGACAGCAACAACCAGTTCTCTGTGTTCTACGACCCGCTGTTCACCATGTCGATCACGCTCAACGGCCAACTGCTGCTGTGCCTGCTGGCCGAGGGGTTGATGCACATCCCCGGCCTGCGCATCATCCAGGTCAACACCGATGGCCTGACAGTGCGTGTGCCTCGCAGCCACAAGATGCTGGTCGATCTGGCCCGCGCTGCATGGCAGTCACGCACCGGGTTGAACCTTGAGGAAGCTGTGTACAAGGCCATGATGGTGCGCGATGTCAACAACTACATTGGCGTGTTTGAGAACGGCAGCACCAAGCGCAAGGGTGCATACGAGTACGACATGGAGTGGCACCAGAACGCTGGCGGCTTGGTGATTGCCAAGGTGGCCGAGAAGGTACTGGTTGAAGGTGCTCCCATCCGCGAAACCATCGAGCAGTGGCCCGACATCATGGACTTCATGCTGCGCACCAAAGTGCCCCGGTCGAGTCACTTGGGCATTGAGCGTGATGGCGTGACATCGCAGCTTCAAAACACCACGCGCTACTACGTGGCCGAGGGTGGCGGGCAGTTGGTCAAGTACATGCCACCGCTTGCAAAGAAGCCCGAGCAGTGGCGCAAGTCTGCCGTTGAGAGTGGCTGGGGTGTCCAGCCCTGCAACGACATCAAGGACGCTGGCAAGCTGCCAGTCAATTTCGATTACTACGTCAAAGAAGTGGAGAAGCTATGTCTCAGTTTGAAGTGACTATGGAAGAAGATGAAGCGTTTGACGCACTGGACAAACAGGTTGCTGGCAACCATTACAAGGACTTGCCGATCCAGCCTGTTGAGTTCATCCACGCCAACGCGATTGGCTACTTTGAGGGCAACGTGATCAAGTACGTTTCCCGCTGGCGCAAAAAGAACGGCATTGCTGATTTGGAAAAGGCTAAGCACTACATCGAGTTGCTGATCGAACTGGAGACACGCCGTGCTGGAAAAACAGATTGAAGCCAAGGTCTGCGACTACGCCAAGTCCAAGGGTGTACTGGCGTACAAGTTCACCAGCCCCGCCCGTGCCGCTGTGCCTGATCGTTTGTTCATCGGACCTGATGGGCGCATGTGGTTCTGCGAGTTTAAGCGCGAGGGTCAAGTGCCTACGCCTGCGCAGTACCGGGAGCACGAAAAGCTGCGCCAGCAAATGGTCAACGTGTTTGTGATCGACAACGTGGCCGAGGGTAAGTTGATGGTTGACGTGATGGTGATGGGATGCTGACACCTGACCTGCTCCACGGCTACCAGCAAAAGGCTGTCAATTTCCAAGCCACGCACCCTCACTCGATGCTGTGGCTGGACATGGGGCTGGGCAAGACCGTGATCACCTTGACCACGCTGGCTCACCTGATCCGCACTAGCTTCCTGCGCGGCGTGATCATCGTGGCACCTATCCGAGTCATCCGACTGGTGTGGCGTCAAGAGGCTGCGAAGTGGGAACACACCAAGCACCTCAAGTTCAGCATGGTGGCGGGCACCAAGGACCAGCGCACCCGCGCCCTGCTGCGCCCTGCTGACGTGTACATGATCAACTACGAGAACCTTGGTTGGTTGGCTGAAACGCTGCAAACGTACTTTGTCAAAAAAGATCGCCCGATGCCGTTCAACGGGATCATCTGGGACGAGATCAGCAAGATGAAGAACAGCGCCACGAACCGGGTCAAGGCGTTTCGCAAGATTGCAAACCAGTTCGACTGGACCACGGGCTTGACCGGCACCCCTGCCAGCAACGGGTACAAAGACTTGCACGGTCAGTTCCTCGTGGTGGACAAGGGTGAACGTCTGGGCACGAGCAAGACAGCGTTCCGCACCCGGTTCTACAAGAAGGTCGGACCCTACAAAGAGGTGGCCTATGAGGACACCGAGGACACAATCAAGAAGCTGATCGGGGACATCACGCTTGAGATGTCAGCCGAAGACTACAACCCGCTGCCTGACCTGATCGTCAACAACATCGAGATCGAGATGCCTGACGAGTTGCGGGCCAAGTACGACAGGTTGGAGAAAGAGTTCTTCATGGTGCTGGACAGCGGCAAGGAAGTCGAGGCATTTAACCAAGCTGCCTTGACCAACAAGTGCTTGCAGTTCTCCAACGGGGCCATGTACCCCATCGCCGGGATGCCGCTGTGGGAACCGGTGCATGACATGAAGCTGGACGCGCTGGAGGACATCATCGACGAGGCCCAGGGGTCACCCATCCTGTGCGCCTATGCGTACCGGTCAGACGCTGCCAGGATCATGGAGAAGTTCAAGGCGCTGCGACCTATCAACCTGACCGAGTGCAAGACCGAGGCATCGCTGACCAACGCCATGCACCGCTGGAAGACTGACGACTGCGCCCTGATGATCGGCCACCCGGCCAGCATGGGCCACGGCATCGACGGGTTGCAGAAAAACGGCCACATCCTCGTGTGGTATGGCCTCAACTGGTCGCTGGACTTGTACGAGCAGTTCAACGCCCGTGTGCGCCGTCAGGGCCAGGGGGCACCGGTCATGTGCCACCGCATCCTGATGCAAGACACACTGGACCAAGCACAAGCAATGGCGCTTGACCAAAAAGCAACAACTCAGGCTGGATTGCGCAACGCTGTAAAACAATACCGCATATCTAAAAATGTGTGATACACTCGTGTCACATCAACCACTGGAGTAACCGTAATGATCCGTCAAACTATTGAGTGGGTGAAGAACGCCTACACCACCCCGAGTCCTGAGGTCTTGGCATACCGTGAGCTAGATGACAGCAAGCGCAGGCTGCTGGAGGCCCAGACAGCGCGTGAATACGCCGACAGTATGTGCAAGTACCGCGAGGCGCAGATCAAGCGCCTGACGGCCTACCTGCACAAAGCCACTGAGGAGAACACATGAAAACCACGATAGAAATGGCGAAAGAAGCTGGCTTGTTGACTTGGCTGAAGCCGCCAGAAGATGTGATTGAACGGTTCAAAGCATTTGAAGCCCTTGTCCGTGAAGATGAACGTGATGCGTGTGCAAAGGTGTGTTTTGGTTTTGAAGGCGCAGACCCGTTGGGCGTATCGCTTGACTGCGCCGCCGCCATCCAAGCAAGGGGGAACACATGACCCAATGTAAACACCGCTGGCTGTTGACCCCATCGCCACACCGCACCCAGTATCACTACCAATGCGCCCGATGTGCCCAAGTCGCATGGGCTACGCTGAAGGAGAAAACATGACACCAAAATTTATTCGGCTACTTGAGCAGTGCATCACTGACGGAGTGATTCTTGGGCACACAAGAGCGTACAAGCACAACGATTTTCCAAGCAAAGCAGACATCAACGAAGAAATCGTGCGAGAAGTGCTTAACGAATTGCACGAGTGGTTTAATTTTGACGAGATTAAGGAGCAAGCATGAGTTACATCGTCGCATCTCTGCCACCTTTGAAGTGCTTCGTGCGCCGCGAGTTCCTGTACAACCACACCAAGGGCTTTGGCGAACTTGAGCCAGCCATCTGGGTCAGCATCAAGGCGCTGCGCGGCCAAGTGTTCCGCATCGAGTCGCTGCTGCCCAACTACGGCGCTCTGTACGACAAGCTACCGCTTCACGCTTATGTGTGGCGTGAGGACCATGATGGTGACCTGCCCATCGACACCCTGCAACTGTGGGACTGCATGGGCTACCGCTTCACGGTGTGCGAGAAGATTGGCCTGCGCAACCTGGGCGTGAAGTTCTTGGGCAAAGATAAGCAGTGGCACCACGGGCGCTATCTGTTCACGGTGGACTTCTGCGCTGACGGCATGGACGCTGACACGGGCTTTACGGAGCAGGCCGAGGAGCATAAGTCGTTTAATTTCATTCGACTGGAGAACGGCCAGTTTGCCACGCAGCCCAACAACAGGTGTTTGTGGTACGACCAATCGCTGATCCCTGCCGAGGTCAAGTTCCCCGATTTTCAGGCTGCCAAGACTTTCTACACCGTGGACGGATCGCGCAAGTGGTCTGCTGGCGATGACTGGTTCTACGACATTCAGGAACGGCTATGAGCATGACTTGCCCGCACTGCGGATCGTGGACAACAGTTAAAGAGACACGCACCCGCAAGATAGACAACTTGGTGACACGTAGATACGAATGTGCCAACCTGCACCGATTTTCAACCGAAGAAAGGATTCGAGATGACGAACTGCTGCGACGATTACGGGAACTGCAATCAAGGCCGGGACTGCCCAGTCCGGGTGGCGAGAGTTGGGCAGCGTATGAAGTCCGCTGAACCGCTGCCGCCAAGCGTGTGGCGTGACCAACTCAGGCACTTGGCCGAGTGGATGCTGTTGGGCATTGTCGGCGTGGTGTGGCTAACCTTCTTGGCGGCTTGCGTGTACTTTTACGCAAACTGACGGGTGCCAGCCTTGTCGATGATCAGCGCCTGCTTGCGGGGGCTGGTGTCCACGTTGTTGGGGATGCTGATGTGTGTCCAGCGGTCGAACTCGCGGATTACTTGGTCGTAGCCGATGCCACTGGCGATGACCTTGCGCACCACTTCGTCTGGGGTCATGCCGGGCACACGAATGTCAGCAGCGCACCCGATGCGGTGCTGGCTGGTGTCCTTGCTGCCCACCGAGTCGTTGACTTTCTTGGACCGAAAGGCCGAATTGATCATGACCGGCTTGCCGCCCAGCACCACTTTGACTTGTTCCAAAAAATCAGCCAGTCGCTTGAGGTTCTCAAGTTCTGCATCGTTGGGGCTGTTGTCCCAGCCGTTGCGCTCGGCTGACTCGGATGCCGTCAACTCGTCAAGGGTGAAGTTGGGTGTTAAATTCATTTTGCTGTTCTTGAGAGAATGTCAGTCTTGGCCTGGGAGCCAGCAGACGAGCCGAAGTAGTAGGCAATGATGCCCGTCCAAGCAGTGCCCAAGCTGCCCAGCATCATCAGGATGGCGGGGTTGTTGCTGTCCACTTTGTTGAAAAACATCAGTGTCATGATGGCAAAAAAGCCAACAGTCACAGCGCCAGCCAAGATGGGAGGCATGAGGCTACGAGTGGTGGCCTGCATGTCCCGTGCTGACTTGCGGTCTTCCACTTCCAGCTTTTCAAAGTTTAGGCCAAGTTCCTGCGCTTGCTTTTGCAATTCGATCTCTGCAATCTTGACCTGGGCGATCTGCTCTGCTGACAGCTTGTTGTTGGAGATCATGTCTCCCACCTTGTCAGGGTCAACCCCAATGGCCTTGGAGATGGCCGACACAGCCATGCCCGCCAGTGGGCCACCCATTGCCGTGGCGATGGTCGGTGCGATTTGTTTGAGCCAGTCCATGCTTACCCCTTTAGGTCAAAACTCAAATTAGGGTGGCGCGGGTACTGAACCACTCGCTCGCCCTCTGGGCATTTGTATTTAATCGT